AGAAAAATGCCGTTTTCTGTGGCTGAATCAGTTGCAGATTTATGCCGTAATTGTGAGCGAACTTGTAATAAGTAATCACTTAGTCTTTGAGCATAATTATTCCAACTATTGCCCGTTGGTTTTGGTGGCATCTGAATACTCAACGATTACCTCCTGCTTTAACTTCTAGGCGATTAATACCTACGCGCCAATCACCAGGTACAAACGTGTCTATCCGCAATCGAACTTGCCTACCTGTTAACCTTAATGACACAGGGTTAGTCATTGTAAACGGCCCATAACTGCGTTCAGTATCATTGGGGTAAAAGCGCGTCTTTAGTGTGGCTTTAACGTCCCCTTGATTGCGTTCATCAGGTATTAGCTGAGTGACCGACATTACATTATCGCCTGTTCCCAAGATGATTGGGCCTGTCTCGGCAAAGGGCGTTAGGGCATCATAATTGAACCCTATTTCATGCTCGTATAATTTCTTGTCGGTTGGGCTTGCGTAAATTGGATAACGATAAACACCAGCATCAGCCGCAGCCGTTCTAGCAATCTGTCCAATCGTCCAAGTGTTTTCTTGATAGTTAAATGAAATGTAACGATTATTTTCTGTAGATTCAGCAGATGGATAGAACCATCGTATCTCACTAAACTTGGCATTGGATACAGCAACAATCTTGCTCATTTGAGCCACGTTAATATCACTGTAAATGTAATCAGAAACATCAGAAGCCAATTCTTGAACAGTACCGCCCGAATAAACAAAGAATGATTCCCGTCCCATCCATACTGCGCCCATATCAACTACAGCAACCCCCTGCGCGCTTACACAGCCGCAGGAAGTGCCTACGCGTTCAACCCCATACACATAGGGTGGGCCTGAGTAAGTCGCTGTGTGCGCGTCTGTAGTGGTCAAAATCAACGCTTGGTTCTGTACGCGAACACCGCACTGGATTACGCCAGACGTTTGTAATTCGATTGAACCAGCCTCATTAGTTGCTGCCGCAGCCCACAGATTGTTATTTTCGCGATCTGACCATTGGATTTTACGAGGGTTGCCGCCTGCACCTAATGCAAATACAAAGCGTTCATCAGTTACCATGATTGCCGTATTGCCAGTTGGCGCGTTACTTAAAACTGCTGCAATCGTGCTTGTGCTTAATTGCCATTCATAGATTTTGCCGTCAGCATTAGAACAAGCGAGTAAGTATTGGCCCCATTGATCGAGTGACCAGGTAGTTGCTGGAACACCTAAAGTAGATTCGGGCCTTGGTTCACCATAAGGGTCATTGCCATAAGAGCCACCACCAAAACTAGTTGAGTCAACAGCAGTCTCAGAACCAGCCGTTAAGTTTGAGGGCGTTATGTTGTATTGAGCCGAATCATCATTATAAACGTACAGGTTTTGAAAAGTGCCTGCTGCAATCCAGCGATTATTAGAATTATCAATCCATATCTTTAATGAGCGAGGAATGTTTGCCGTTGCTGTCGCAGAGCGTATACGCCAGCCTTGAATGGGTTGCATTGTCCCGTCATGCCAGCGCACAAGATTACTGTCACGCCAACGGCCCTGACTTTGTAAATCAGTACCATTGCGATAAATGCCTGCTGGAATATCAAGTGGTAATAATGGCATCGTTAATCCTATTTCTTCTTAGCTTTTTTAACTGGCTTTGCTGTCTTTGCGGCCTGTTTAAAATCATTAGCTGTGGGCCTACCTTTAGCCCCTGCTTTTTTCATAGTTTCGCCAGAGCCAGCTTTAATGCGTTTTTTCTTAGCAGCAATATTTCCATACAGGCTCATGGTGCTGTAGGCCATGTTACTGTGGGGAAATCTGACTGCGTTGGAACATCACGCAAAGCAGCCCTATACACTGTCATTGCATCACTCATGGTAGGTGAGTCAGGCATTGCGGCCCAATCGGTAACTGCAAGCCTCTTGTTGCGTTCTTCACGCATATTAGCTGCCAATACTGCTGTAGCTGCTGCAACTTCTGCGTCTGTTAGATCAACCGCCTCATGCGCCAATACCCAATCACCGCTCACTAGTGTGGGTGTCCAAACTTTAACCAAGTGCTGACCCTCGCCAACTGTTGGGTTTGCTTCGGTCACTGGGTAGACATTAAACGCTGCCATATCTTCTGCACTAGGCTGTTTAGGAAAGCTAGTGTTAGGATTGTCTTTGCGTAGAAGTCCTAGTGAATAGGGGTATTGCTCTACTGTGCTGCCGTTTGCTTTAATTAATAGCATTGTGTGTTTCCTCGTCTGCTATGATGGTATGAAGTCTTCGCCAGCTATCGGGGAAGCGACAGGGGTAAAGTCTGGCCCTGACCCTGCATTTTTACCTAAGTTTGAGCTAGGCATGGTGGCGTAAATGTATGGCTGATTACCGCTAGGATTAGAACCATCTGCACCTAAATCTGCGGGAAAGCCTAGTTGATCTATAAATTTATTACGGTTAACTTCTTGAGAAAAATCAGTGTATTCATTACTAAAATACACATTTCCTATTTCTCCTGTCAGAAACTGACCTGACGTTGCGTTGCTTCTTCCAATGTTAACGTGAGTCGATGATGCAAGACCTAAAGTGTCATTTGTGAAGGTAGACCAATCACCAGACGCTATGCTTTTATTTACTCCGTTGAAATATATTTTAAACTTAGACGCATTAGTCATATCACCCGATATTAAATAAATATCCCATTGATTCTGTCTCCGTGAAATTCCATCAATTTGACCAGAAAGAATGGTACTGCCAGACGAATTTCTTCCAAATATTTTAATGTTTGAGGTGTTTGATTCAACTGTAAAATATACAATATTGGAGCTATTTGAAAAAGCAATGGTAGCCTCGCCATTATCTCCTGTTGAATGGTTTATCAACATTACTAAGGTAAATGTTTTACCCGATGTTGCCGATGGAGAAGTCATGTTTAAATACTGAGTTTCAGCATTACTAAACTTAACACTCCTAGCCCAAAACTCACTACCACCTCTAGCACCTGTAAACGGCCCTGAGTTAACAGTAAAGTCTCCTCCACTACCTAAGTTGTTGCCAGCATCATTGCCTACGATTGGCAGAGCTATAAGAGGTGTTACGCTAGTGTCAGCAATAACCTTGCGTACTGAGTTAGGTCGGTTGGTGTCTGAATCCCAGAAGGGGTTGTCTGTGGCTAGGTCTATATAACCATCATCAAAGTATAATTCTCCTAGATTTGCGGCAACTAAATCATTTGTAATTAAGGTATCACGACCAATTTGAATAGTTCCGTTAGGTATAACAATGTTAACTGCGTTTACGATTGAAAAAGTGGCTGCAACAACTTGACCATTAATAAACATTTTGCATTTATTAACATCATCAACGTCTATGCACATTGATATACTTTCATGTATCTTAAAAACTGGATAAGTATACATTGCGTTATTCATTTCAAAGTTTACAACATCAGAGCCACTGCTGCTTCTAAAAGAACCAATCAGTTTATTACCTGATATTTGAATTGTAGTTCCATTTGTGGAAAAACCCATAAGAATGTGTGGCTCACTACTTTTATGAGCATTTTGATACCAGTTAACATTAAAGGTAATAGTTTTTGAACTGATAGCCCCAATCCCTGCTTTCGATAAATAATCATTACTACCATCAAACGTACTAGCCACACAGTTATCTTGGTTAGGCCCACGCTCTGCTGTAGCCAGTGTACCAACCGCAGTGAAGTTGCCACCTGTGCCAGTATTAGACCCTGCTGTGTCTGCGTCCTTCATTGGTAAGTACATGATGGGGTTTAGTGCTGCTAGTGTGTCTGAATCGGCAGGCTTACCATCAGCGTCTATGAATAAACGTCTGTTAGCTGTGACACTTAAATTACGATAGGTGTAGTCAAAAAAGAAATGGGCTAATCTCCCACCTAACTTTGACTGCGCGTTATATTGCGCTCCAATTCGATAGGTCATATCTGCGCCCGAACTGGCGGCTGGCGTAAAATCTAAAGTTCCATTGGTGTATGTTGGAAAAGAGCCTGTAAATGTGGCAGAAGTAATATCAACCTCGTTAATATAAATGTGACGCTTTGATGTATCTGACATATCAAACGACATGAGAATGTTTACCCACGTATTTAT